CTTCCGTCCGACGGCTCGATATGCCCCAGAGTCTCTCCCATCTGATAGGCGCCACCGAGGACGTTCGACAGGAACTTCAGGCTAAAGAGCCGGAAGGTGCTCTTCATCGGAACCGTCTGATCCTGCGCGCCAGTAGACGCAGCCGCAAAAGTAAACGTGGGCCCCTCGATGATCGCGGCACGTGCGTTCGCTCTTCCACGAATCTGAACCGTCATGTCCCCAATCTGAACGAAGTCAGGCTCGATCCGCTCGATCCGCAGAGACTTATCCACGGGTGCGCCTTCCTCGAGACCAACCAGAGAGAACTCGTGAGTCTCGAAGAAGGAGACAACAGGCTGAACGTCTCCTGCGCGGATGCGATCTGTCCCGACCTCATGCTGCCAGAGGTCGTATCCGTCCACCGTCTGCTCGGCTCCGGTCATCAGAGGCTTATTGAAGACTCGTGGGAATAGACCGTCGGTGCGCCCCTGGTCGGGTAGCTGGGTATCGTACCACGTGCCTAGGCGCACGTTGTAAATGATCGCGTGCGTACACTCGGTAGCCGTCCCCCGAGGATAGCACCACCAGATCTCCCCAAACTTCGGAACCTTGATTGCGAAGACTTTCTGCCTCTGGGCGAAGTTCAGGTTGTCGTAGAAGTAGTTCAGGTTCATGTCGTTCGGCAGATCGCGGACGACGCCGTTGAACATGATCGGTCTATCGACTCCTAGCCAGTAGAAGATGCCATCGTACTCGATCACGCTACGAGACGACAGAATCGAGGTGTCGTCCGTAATGGTGTTAAAGTTCCAGAGGTTCGTCGCCGGATCGTTGAACGTCATCTGGACCAACGAGTCCAGAGACCAGAGCAACGCCGAGGGGACACCCGCGCCTCGAATACGCTTGCCGACGATGATCTTCTGCTGCGTGACGTTCGCTGAGCCCGCGGTCGCGGTAGTCACCTGGCTCTGTTGACTCCACTGGACGAGCCCTGCGTTACCGAAGGAGACCAGGTAGTTTCCGACGACCAGTACGCCTCCGCTGACCGGGTCCTGTGCCGTAGCCGTCAGAATCGCAGGAGACGTAATCAGGCCGTAGAAGATCGGCGTGTTGGTCTGCGAGTCGATGTCGTTGTTCGGAGCCGCGTGAGCAACGAGGATCTGTCCGTTGGCCGGTGCGATGTTGAACATCGAGTCCATTTGCCAGATGTTCTTCGGGTCCGACGTCAGACCGGCCGGAGTGCGATCGTTCGAGCCGATAGGCGCACCCGCCGCGTTGAAGATCCTCTGCGCGAGCTGACTCTGCATCCCGGCGTGAACGTACTGTGCTGCGTTCGCGCTATAGGAGTTCAGGCCGTAGACCTTCTGCGCGAAGTCGAAGACCACCGACTGGTAGCCTCCCATCTTCCGAGGGATGCCTCTCTGGAACCGGCACCACTGCAGGTCTTCGTAGTAGTCACTCTCAAAGCGAGTTCCGTCCCGCTTGCAGCCGGGCTTCGAGAGGATCTTGGCGATCTGTGTTGCCATTAGGTCGGGCTCGCGATGAAGGATACGGCTTCGTCTGTCAACGTTCCGGTGCCGGAATCCACCGTCTCGTAGGTGAAGGCGTTGCCGGTGCTACTGGTTCTCTGCTGAGAAGCCTTGTTACCCGCCGTACCGATGGCCGTGATCGCGACGGCGAGGCGAGTGAGATCCGCCAGGCCGAGGTTGTGCGTGACGGTGTAGTTACCGGCCGAGTTCTTGACGGCGCTCCAGCCGCTCGGTAGTCTGTTCCCCGTGCTGCCGTCCGCGCCGACGTAGCCAGCGTAGACCGTACCGACAGACGTTCCACTCGGAGGTGCGTCCGTCAGCGCAATCCAAACGTCGGTCGCCTGCTTCCAGAGCAGCATCTTGTAGCCGGGAGGCAGGACCATGAAGGTCGAGCCGCCACCGCCGCCGGTCACGAAGATACCGTGGCCGTCGATAGTGACTCCCGAGGCTGCCTTGATCGTTAGTGCACCGCCTGCGAGGTCGTTGGCGATACCGAGGAAGGTGCCGATGGGAAAGGCTACCGAGCCGTTCGCCGGAACAGTCCAATTCTGTGTCGCCGCTCCGGTGTGGGGAGTCCACGTCCAAGCGTCGCCGATCACGAATGTGTAGTCGCTGTTCGCCGCCGCGCCGACCACGAAACGAGGACGCTCCCAGATCGGGTTATTGCTCGTACCCTTGTTCGTCAGGTGGGCGTAGGTGTCCGTGCTCTTTGCCAGAGCCGACCAGGCGTTGATCGCCGAGCCGTAGAGCAAGTCACCCTGCGCGGCTCCCGAGACGCTATTCGTGTCCGTGAGCAGGATGGTACCGAACCCGAGGTTGCCTGCGGTCCTTCTCAGGATCTGGCCGTCGGCCGACGCTACGAAGAACGTGATATCTCCGAGAGCATTGGTCGGGTTCGCGACGACGGCGCAGGCGTTGATCTGAACGAGGCCGCTCAGAGGCAGCCGGTTCTTCACGCCGTTCGTCAAGTCCACCTGGTCCCAGGCTGGATTGTTCGATCCGCCCGTATTTGCCAGGTAGCGAGATGCCGAGGCGTTCTTCGCCAGAGCTGACAGGGTGTTCGTCGCGCTCGCGTAGAGGAGGTCGCCTTGGGCCAGCGAGGTCGGGACACCGCCTCCCATCTGGACCGGAATCACTCCGGTCGTGGGATTGCCCTCATAGGAGACGACGTTGATACCGTCGCAGGCCAGGATCATCGAGAGACCCTGAGGGACCACTACGCCCGTGCCCGCGTTCGTTTTAACGGTGAGCGTGAACGCACCGGATGTGTTGTTCTGGATCCAGTACTGCTGTGCGGCCGTCGGAACCTCGATGGTCCGGTTGCCCGTGAGGACGCCCGTGAACGTGTACGAGATCCGGTTCAGCTCGCCGACACCGCCGCTCCCCAGGACATAGGTGCCCGTACCCGCGACGTTGATCGAGGTATGGTCGAAGATACCGTTGAGCGTGCGACCGTACCCCAGAGAGAACCAGTTGGTTCCGTCCGTGATGAACGTCGCGCTCTCGCCGACGGCCAGAACCTTGGTCGCGGCTCCGTCCACCGTACCGGCAGGAGGCGTGACCGTCCAAGCTCCCGAGCCCCGGTTGATGAGATAAATCATCCAGTCGTTGCCGACCGTCGCTGCGTTCGGGAGATTGATCGTTCCCACGCCGCCGGTCCAGACGATCACTCGGGCTCGATCCGCGTCCACGAGCGTGAACGGCGTGCCGGCCGTCGAGGTAATGACCAGCCTGGTTTCTAGGACCGCGCCTGCGGCCTTTATTCCCGGTCCCGCGAGCGCGGCCGCAGTAGCCGAGGACACGCCGGTGCCAAACTGAAAGGTTTTCCAGACACCCGCTTGGGTTGTGTTGTCGTCCAAGTAGAATTGCCAAACCTGTCCGGACGGAACCGAACCGATTGTGTTCCCGGCGTTGTCCTTGACGGTGAGCGTGTTCGCGCCGATGTTGTTGACTAGGCAGGCTTGACCCGGAGCCGCCTGTCTCGCGTCGGGCATCGTCAGCGATAGGCCCGCATTCGGCGTGACCTCGATGATGTCGGCGAAGACGTTCGTGCCCGGAAGCGCCTGCTCAATCGGCCACGACAGTGATGTGTTCACCGTCATCGGATTGAGCTGGAGGAGAGTCAAATCGGCCGGGAAGATGTTCTGCCCGCCGAAGACTTGCGAATAAGGCATGTCTAGGTCTCCTTCCGGATCGGGATATTGTCAGCCATTCTCAGGAGATCTTGTCCGCTGAGAACCTTGATCTGGTCGTTGTAGAGATTACCCCAGGTCTGAATCCGCTCGTCGTTCTTCAGGAACGGCGCGCAGTAGAGTAGCGTCCCGTAGAGCAAAGCCTGCGGGGCGTAGTCGGTCCAGAAGTTCGTCTGGTTCACCGAGTCGAGGAGAGGCAACAGCTGCCAGTAAAGTACCTCGAAGGGATAGGCGAGATCCGGAGTCGGCGCGAAGATCCAGTTTGTCAGGTTATAATCAGCGTAGAACTCCGGTTGACCCCGAACCTCGTCATTCGGCCAGTACTGCCGGATGTAGGTGTAGTCTCTCGGATACATCGGGTTCCGCGTCTGAAGCGGAGAGCTTCCGATGCCGAAGTTGATCGCGTCCGTTGTGCGCCACCGATCCGGCTTCGCATAGACCGACACGCCGGGAGTCATCGTATTGGTCACGACGTTCTTCGTCCCGAGAATGCGGAACCTCGCGGCCAAGTCTCGCTCGGTGTTGTTTATCAGCGTAGGAAGCTGAGCAAACACCGTGGTATCGAACGATCCGCCGCGCTCGATATACGCTTGCAGATCGCTCAGAAGCGAGGCATACGTCATTGACACCGACATGTCGGTCTCCCCTGCTTAGGGCTGCGGATCGAGCTTGGGCGCGTCCGGGCTGGTGTCCTTCGGAGGATCGGCGGGCTTGCCCTTGCCCTTCTTGACCGCCTTTCCCACCGCCTCGACATCCTTGACGATGACCTTGAGCTGCGAGTACCGCTCCACCATCTTGTCCCAGAAACCCTTCTCGGGCTCGTTGCCGTGGTTCTCGTGGAGAGCCGCGATGTCCGCCTTCAGCTGCTCCAGCTCGTCCTTCGCCTCGTCACCGAGAGCCATGGCCGTTC